CTAAACTTACTGTTGCAGTAACTTGTGTTGTTGTTGTGTTACCTATCATAATTCCAAGAACTACTGTTGTTGTAGAACTTGCTACTGTATAGATAACATCAGCACTAGTTACACCTGCTTTTGTTATCACTTTAAAAGTATTTGCCATTTACCCTCCTATCCTAATGCAATAGCTAATGCTGTTGGATCCTCTGTTGAAAATCCAGCACTAGATAAATATGTTTTTACGTCTGATAAAGCAACTTGCTTCATCGTTCCTGCATCGTTTGTGACGACTCTGTCAGCATCTGCTAAAGTTGTTGATGTGGCAGACGTGTCACCATCTAGAATATTTAATTCCGTAGCTGTAGCGGTTACACCATCAAGTATATTTAACTCAGCAGTGGTCGATGTAACACCATCTAGAATATTTAATTCCGCTGCAGTAGATGTAACACCATCTAAAATATTTAATTCAGCGGCGGTAGATGTAACACCGTCCAAGATATTTAATTCAGCAGTTGTGGAGGTTACGCCATCTAAAATATTTACCTCTGTGGCTGTTGCTGTAATAGCTACATCTTCATTTAGTTTTGGTGAAGTTAGTGTTTTATTGGTTAAAGTTTGAGTAGCACTTGCTCCCACCAATTCCTGGTCACTACCGTCTGGAAGTGTTAAGGTATTTGTAGCACCCGCCGAATGAGGCTGTGCTTGTAATTTTTGTGCGTGAGCGTTACCTGACTCACAGTAAAGTTTTAATTGAGCTCTTGAACCACTGTTGGTTTTTAAATCAATTACACCACCAGAAACTGTAAGATCGTCTCCAACTGTAAAGTCTCCGTTTGTAGTTAATCCTGTATCGGCAACGTGTGTGATGTTAATATCAGAGTCTGCACCAAATTTCAAAATAGCTGAATCTGAACCTAAGATTAAATCATTAGGTAAAGTTACGTCAGAGCTACCATCCTCATGCACTGCCTTACTAGCAGGCATTGTACAAAAAACATCTTTTGTTCCTGCACTAAAATTAACAGCACTATCACTATTCGAGCTAGATATGATTGTAGTTCGAGCAAGAGTGTCCGGGGAGGCATCTGTTAGAGTACCTAAACCAATTTCAAACTCCGCTGAACTTCTATGAACAATAGCATAGTAAGTGGTATTACCATCTCCTATTCCTGCTACAAAAGTTTCAAAATTAGTTTGTGCTCCACCTAAATTAATTGTACCTGTGCCAGTCGTAGTGGTGGTTTCTTTAACTCTGTCGTTTAAAACTAAAGCCATAATCTATTATGCGATTCTTAATATAGCTGTTGATGCACCTGCTGCAGGAAATTGAATTGTAAAATCTCCGTTAGTAGCAGTTTTTGTTCCTCCAAAATCTAGCACAACTACAAGTTTATCACTGTTCGTATCGTTGTAAATAACAGCACCTACCGCTGATAAAGTTACTGATGAAAAAACCTCATCTGCAAAATCAACAAGAGCTGTGTTACTCGCAACTGAAACGGCTTGACTATCTAGTGCATTTCCACCAGCAGAATAATTAGTACCTGAAGAAGAAACTTCATTAGTAGTAGAATATGTAGTGCTTGATGTGGAATATCCAGAGATGTCTGTGTATAAAGCTATTTTAAAAGTATTGCCACCGTTGGCAAAGTTATGTGTGCCAGATAAGAGTTCTGATTTGAATGCATCTGGTATTATATTAGCCATTTATCGTCTCCTTTTATTTTATTTTCGGTTGTGGTGATTGTATATCCAAACGAATTGCACCACTAGTGTATTCGTCTCTGCGTCTTCGACCTTGTTGTTCTGCCGCAAACGTTTGAAGTCCTTCTTGATAAGCACTCTCATACAGTTGTAACATATTATCAGGTCCTTTCAAGTACTTTAGAGTTTCAACCATACACCCATTGATAAGTAAATCTTGAAAATTGTTTGATAAATAAGTAGTAGTTGAGTCTGATGTGGTTATGGTGGTAGGCTGTTTTATATAAGCCAAAGTCACAGCATAAGCTACATCAGGAGTTGGAGCCACTACCCAATTATCTGAATCCCAATTAGCATAATATTTAGGAGTTCCATAATCACTAGAATTATCTGGATCAGGAAAATATTCAGCTAAAAAAGAAGAGTCAACTTGTTCTAAAAAAAATTGATCTGAAGTTGTAGGATTAGTTAATTGAACATATCTAATGATTCTAGTATCATTCGGAATAGTAACATATCTGTTACCTGCAGTTAAATCTGAGGTAGCATAAAATTTTGTATCATCGGAATCTACTGATCTAAAAATTCTATTTTCTACGTTTTTAATTATTACATTTAAAACTGTGTCTGTTAAAACATTACTATCTGTTTCAGAATAATTTCTTATATTTGTTCTTAATGTACTAAGAGTCATTGTCATGGTGTAATTGTTGCGGGGCCTGCTGATGCATCTTCCCCTCCTCCTTTTATGTTTCCAGTTGTTGCTGTGTCTGTATCTACACTAAAAGTATATGTGTTAGCATCAACTTTTGTTATTGAATATCCTGCAGATTTATTAATATTATTTGATGAAATACCATCAAAACTTAAAACATTTCTAAATCTAACTGTATCACTAGTAGATCTACCATGATTTATTTCTGTAACTGTTATAGTTGAAGAACTAGCACTACCTGTTTTAAAAGAGTTAATATTTAATAATACAGGAACAGAATTTTCTACTCTATCTGGTCTTGAGTTTAATAATCCTTGAGGATCTGCTGCATGAACTCTTGGTTCAAGTTGAGGTTGTTTTGATTCATACTCTGATTTGTGAACTAAAGAACCATTCCACTCTCTTAACATTTCTCCATAAGGAAACGCCATACCACTTCTATCTGATATTGCTTTAGCATATTTACCTCTTGCAAAATTACCCATAATTAATTTGTAGGATAATAATTCTTGGGGCTAATGTAAACACTAGTTGAAGAACTATCCTCTGTTAAAGCTCTTTGTAATTCATCTTCATATAACATTTTCAAAGATTCAATTCTATCCGGGGCTATTTTTAAACTTAAGTAATATGCAAGTCCTGAAATCATACATGGTATAAAACGAAAAACTACATCGGTTTCATTTGTATAAACACTACCTACATCTTCTATTCTTTTTAAATAATAAAATTTTAATAAATGAGTAGACCCAGAAAAAGTGCTACTTGGTGTTTGATATAAAAAAATACTAGGTGATGTAGTTCTATCTACATAATATTGACTAGGTGTTCCTTTTGATAATTTAGTTGCTAATGCAGCATACGTTGATCTATCTATTTTTGTTAAAGAAGTATCTACAGGTGCTGTGCTTGTAGTATTGTTTCTAACATACGCTTCTAAAATTTCATTAACACCTGTAGGAAAATTAGTGCTATCTGTTGTTGCATTATATTCAGCCTGCCCTTCTACCAAAGGAACAGAAGCTAAATCTACTTTCCATAGATGAAGTCCTCTATTACCCCATTCTTGAAACATTATGTTTAAAGAACGTCTTGCACTTTTTAAACTGTAACCAGTTCTCAAAGACATACCACATCTTTCGTATGCCTCTTGAATTATTTCATCTATATCAAGATCAAAAGTTGTTGTGCCAGATGTAGCCATTTCAACCCCTAATAATTCTTAATCCACTCACAAATTAAAGTATAAGTTTCACCTGAAGACGCTGCTGAAGGTACAACCACATCTATATCACCGGTAAAATTACTTTCCTCTGGATTATTTATTCCACCAAAAGAACTAAAATCATAATTATCAGTTTCATTTAGTGCTAATAAAGGTGTCTGAGTACCTGAAGAAAGATCCCATTGAATTTGAAGTGGTGCTGTGACTGCTGCTGAAACATTAAACCAAACTTCCTTTAATGAAACTGTAGAGCAAGTCTTCCCTAATGCGTTTGTGTTCAAAGCGGAAACATCAACTATTTTTGTTGTTCCTCCTGATCCATCTGAAACATTGACGTAACTTGTTATAAGTTTTTTATCTCCGTCAAAAAGAGTTCTTGTAGTTACTGTATCGGCCATTTTTTATCTCCTTTTCAAAAGTGGGGTCATCACACCCCACTTCGAGTTAATTATTTTTATTGGTCTGCAAATGCAGGTACATCTGCACCTTCTGCGTAACCCCAAATATAGTAATTTGTACTATCTTTAGCTACAATGTTAATCTCAAACAAACCAGTGTCTGTAAGAGTTAAACTAGAGTTAGAGTTTCCATCAGAATAAACAGATACGTTATCAGCGTTAGAATCTAAATGAACAATACCACCAATAAAGAAATTAGTATTTCCAGGTGTTACTATAATTACATTTTCTGTTTCTTCTGCAGCACCACCATAAATAAGTTTATAGCTTTGACCAGCAACTGGAGCCGGTAAAGTAATCGTTCTGTTTGCTGCGATCGCAGGAACTACAAGTGTTCTTCCACTATGTGTTGCAGCGTCAAGAGTTTTATCTTCATCTCCTAATGCAACAGGTGCATCACCCATAGTAATAATTTCAGTAATTACTCCTGTGCTTGAGTTTTTACTAACTGTTTTAATTGTGCTTTCAGACCTTAAAGGACCTGAAAAAGTTGTATTTGCCATTTTATTTACCTCCGTAGTAAATTACATACAGTCTCTACGTTCGTCTGCTAGGTTCAGTCTGTATGTTGTTTTATATTCCTAGAAGGCTAAATATAAACCTTTTTATTTATAAGTCTATTTAAAAAATAAATGACTGTCATAGTCTTGGTGTCTCCATCTCAATTTTGCTGTGACTCTTTTAATTTTTTCTTGAATAGATTTCATTTCAAGAGTTTCTTTACCAGAACTAAGATATTGAGAATTCCACTGAGACTCTAATTTGATTTTCTCAGCGATCAAAGACTGTGATAATGCGATCATAATATATCTCCTTGTCAATATTATTCGCTTTTATTTTATACATTAATTTCCCATAAAGTCAATTGATTTTCCCATAAAAAAAGGGGCCATAAGGCCCCTTTTAAAAGTAGTTATAAAACTATTTATTAAGCACCCGGTGAACCGAAGATACCTCTGAAGTCTGAGAATCCGAAAGAATATCTCTCTCTAGCTTTATATCTTACATTACCTGTATCAAAGTCACCTTCCATTGTAGTTTTGATTGGTGATCTTTCAAAGTATTTAAGACCATTTGGTACGTCAGTCATAATGAAGAATGCATCTGTATCAGTTAGGAAGTTGTTAACCACATAACCTTGTGGAATCATTCCTTTTGATGCAACAGCATTAATATCATTATCTGCTGTTCCAACTCTATTTGCTGACTTCATAAGTCTTTCAGCAGTGAATTGTAGCTGTGAAGGGATAATCATTTTTACACCATTCGCTGCAATTTTTAATCCACGCTCATCTGTAAAAGCAGCAATATCAATTAATGCTTGCTCTAAAGATGTTTCTGAAAGATCAGCAGAAGTTGCTAATTCGTTGGCAACGTTACCACCAGATACAGTTGGGTGAGCAGTTGAACAAAGTTCAACACCGTCTCCACCTGTAAAAGAAGAATTAAACGCATTGTTTAATACGTTTGCTGCTTTTACTTGTTTAGTATTAGCCATTGAACGTGCTAATGCTTTTGTGTATCTAGCTGAGATTCTATCATACAAATTATCTTCAATTGCTTCTTCTGTAATTGAGAAAGCAAGAGCGATTGTTTCATGAGTATAA